CCTCACGGGGCGTGTAACCAACGATATGGTGAAGAATGAGCTGTCTGATCAGTACGAAATAGTGGAATTTCCCGCACTTTTGGACTCTGATGACGGTTCACAGAAACCTTTATGGCCTGAATTCTTTGATTTGGCAGCTTTGGAGCGTACAAAAGCGTCAATGCCCGCGTTTCAGTGGAATTCTCAGTACCAACAGCAGCCTACAGCCGAAGAAGCGTCCATAATTAAGCGAGAATGGTGGGGAATTTGGCCTCATGACAACCCACCGCCCGTAGAATACATAATTATGTCGTTAGATGCCGCCGCAGAGAAGCATAATCGCGCAGATTACACCGCTTTGACCACTTGGGGCGTGTTTTTTAACGAAGAAGAGGGCGCACACCACCTGATTTTGCTCGATTCTATCAAAAAACGGCTAGAATTTCCCGAATTGAAGCAATTATCGATGGATGAGTACCATAAATGGGAGCCAGACGCGTTTATCGTGGAGAAAAAGTCCTCTGGAGTGGCGATTTACCAAGAAATGAGGCGTATGGGCATACCTGTACAGGAATATACACCCCACAGGGGTACTGGAGATAAGATGGCAAGGCTCAATTCTGTGGCTGATATCATTGCATCGGGTATGGCATGGGTTCCCTCCACCCGTTGGGCAGAAGAATTAGTGGAAGAAATCGCAGGATTTCCGTTTATGTCGAATGATGACCTTGTGGATAGTACGGTTATGGCGTTATTACGCTTCCGTCAGGGCGGATTTATACGCCTACCAACAGATGAATGGGATGATGAACCGCAATATCATTATAGACGTGAGTACTATTAGTAGTATAATACGCACACGGGGTCTTTTCCCTACCCCTATCGTGGGCGCTGTCCTTCCCACCCGATGGCGGCGCTCACACTTTACTGGACGAACAGCAGTATGATCTGCTATAGTTCCTATAACTTTGCATCGTGAGGGCATGATATGGCAGTCGAAAAACAGATGACTCCTTTTGAAATAGAAGGCCAAGAAGACTCTGAAGAACTTGAGATCGAGATTGTTAATCCAGAAGCTGTTTCTATAGAGACAGAAGATGGTGGGATGATCATAGACTTCGAAGGAGGCATAACCGAGAGCCTAGTGGGACCGGGGCATGACGCCAACCTAGCAGAGTTTATAGACGATGATGAGCTAAAGATCATGGCTACCGAGATGATAACGGACTTTCAGGCAGATCGGGAGTCACGTTCTGACTGGGCTAGAGCATACGTCAAGGGTCTTGACCTATTAGGAATGAAGGTAGAAGACCGTCAGCAGCCTTGGTCTGGTGCGTCAGGGGTGTTCCATCCGTTACTTACAGAGGCTGTAGTGAGGTTTCAGGCACAGGCTATGGGTGAGATATTCCCCGCTTCTGGACCCGTACGTACGAAGATTGTAGGGAAACAGACTCCTGAACGAACAGATCAGGCAAACCGTGTACAGAACGAGATGAATTACCTGTTAACTGAGGAGATGTCTGAGTACAGGGATGAAATGGAGCAGATGCTCTTCAAACTTCCAATCGCGGGTTCTGCGTTCAAGAAAGTGTATTACGACCCCCTAATGGAGCGCCCATGCGCTATGTTTGTACCCTCAGAGGACTTTGTAGCGTCTTATGGAGCATCAGACCTCAAGACATGCCCAAGATATACGCATGTGATGAAAAAGACAGCAAACGAGGTCTTACAGCTACAGGTAAACGGGTTCTACAAAGAGGGTGAGCTACCAGAACCTACCCCAGACTACTCCGACATACAGGAGAAGTATGATGAGTTAGATGGTGAAGAAGCGGTCATAGAAGATGATGATCGTCATACGATCCTAGAGATGCATGTTGATTTAAATCTATCAGGAGAGTTTGAAGACCCTGATGGGATTGCACGTCCCTACGTAGTTACTATAGATAAGTCCTCGTCTACAATTTTAGCAATCAGAAGAAATTGGTATGAGGGTGATGAAAAGAAAAAGAAACGTATGCATTTCGTACATTATAGGTACTTACCGGGGCTTGGCTTCTACGGCACAGGGCTTATTCACCTTATGGGTGGATTGGCTAAGTCAGCTACCTCGATACTTCGTCAACTTATTGACGCGGGTACGTTATCTAATCTACCTGCGGGTCTTAAAGCTCGCGGCCTCCGTATTAAGGGTGATGATACACCGCTTATGCCGGGCGAATTTAGGGACGTGGACGTACCGGGTGGCGCTATACGCGATTCAATTACGTTTATCCCTTATAAAGAGCCATCGAGCGTACTCTACTCTCTACTCGGAAATATTGTAGAAGAAGGACGTAGGATAGGTTCTGTAGCCGACATGCAGGTCGGAGACATGAATCCTAACGCTCCTGTAGGCACAACACTTGCTTTGATGGAAAGATCCATGAAAGTGCTTTCCGGTGTACAGGCGAGGCTCCACGCGTCTCTCAAGCACGAACTACGGATATTGGCATCAATCATCCACGACTATATGCCAGCAGAGTATTCCTACGAGATAGAAGGTGATTTTAACAGGACACAGGACTTTGACAAACGTGTAGATGTCATACCTGTAAGTGACCCCAATGCTGCAACCATGTCCCAGCGTGTGATGCAGTATCAAGCGGCGATCCAGCTTGCCCAACAATCCCCCCAGATTTACGATATGGGCAAGTTGCATCGTCAAATGCTAGAAGTCTTAGGTGTGCAGAATGCAGACGAGATCGTCAAACTACCTGAAGACATCAAACCTACAGATCCTGTCACGGAGAATATGGCAATCCTCAAGCAAGAACCAATACAAGCGTTTAAGTATCAGGATCACGAGGCACACATAGCCGTACACATGGCTGCAGCAAAAGACCCAAAGATCATGCAGATCATAGGACAATCTCCGTTTGCGTCAGCTATACAACAGGCTATGGCTGCACACATAACAGAACACGTAGCCTTCCAGTACAGACGTGAGATAGAGAAGAAGCTTGGTGTGGACATGCCAGATGAAGATAAGCCGCTACCAGAAGACGTAGAGTTAGAGCTGTCTAGACTAGCTAAAGAAGCTGCTGAGAAGGTCTTACAGAAAGACGTAGCTGAAGCACAGCAGGAACAGATGATGCAACAGCAGCAAGATCCAGTAGTGCAGATGCAGCAACGTGAGTTGGCTATCAAAGAAGCTGAGTCACAGCACAACAGACAGATGGACTTAGCTAAACTAGAGCTAGAAGCAGCTAAGTTACAGACTTCACAGAAGGTAGAAGGCGCTAAGATTGGAGCTAAGATAGCTACAGAGTTAGACAAAGAGCAGCGTAAAGATAAACGCGAGGGAACTAAAATAGGGTTAGATATAGCGAAGGAGTTAGATAAGGGTGGAAGTTAACATATTTGAGGCGCTAGAAAGGCGTCTTGCCGAATACAAATCTGAAATAACAGAGTTTGTAGCGGGTGGTGGTGTGAAGAGTATGGAAGACTATAACAGGCTCATAGGGAAGATTGAAGGTATAGATATTGTACTAAATAATGTAAAAGAGCTTGAGAAAAGATTTAGAGAAGCATAAGGTGCTTCGTAATATTCGCGGATAGGCCGCGCAAGGTAACGGTGAACCTTTGAATCACTGCGAACGGGTGTAAAATGGTTGCGACAGTAAAAGTCGATAACACGAAGGTACAAGATGACCTTCACGCAAAACTACCAGAACCTACGGGATATAGGTTACTGATAGCACTTCCAGAGATCGATGAGAAGACAGAGGGCGGAGTGATCATGCCTGATGGTCTTCGGAGAGATGAGTCTACTGCATCTATTATTGGTTTTGTTATAAAATCAGGATCAGATGCGTATTCTGATAAAGAACGCTTTCCTAATGGACCTTGGTGTAAAGAAGGAGATTTTGTAATCTTTCGTTCTTACTCAGGCACTAGGTTCAAAGTTCAGGGTAAAGAGTTCCGTCTTATAAATGATGACACTGTAGAAGGCGTTGTCGATGATCCAAGGGGGTATACAAGAGCATGAGTACGAATACCGCAGAAAATCTAGAGAACGAAGTAGAAGAGACTACTGAGATCGAGGTTGAAATTGAAGAGGCTCCTGTAGAAGAAAAGCAGGAAGTCGAGACAAAGGTCGAGGAGAAGGTAGAAGAAAAGGCTGAAGAGCCTGAACCAGAAGCGAAGACAGAGAACTCTGACGCTGAGATTGATAAATACAGCGCAGGTGTTCAGAAGCGTATTGACCAGCTAACAAAACAGTATCGTGATGAAGAACGTGCCAGACAAGAGGCACAGAACATCCAAGAAGAAGCCGTTAAGTATGCTGAAAAAGTCAAAGAAGAGAACGAAAAGCTTCGCAAGTCTTTAGAAGAGAATGAAGATGTCCTCTTAAATCAAGCTAAGTCTCGCGTTGAGGCACAACTTGCACAGGCTAATGCTAACTATAAAGTAGCATATGAAGCAGGTGACTCAGACAAGTTACTAGAAGCACAGGCAGAACTTACAAGGTTACAGAACGAGCAGTATCGTATAAGTAACTATACCCCTCCAAAACGTCAGGAGGCTGCACCTGTACCAACAGAAGCACCGAAACAGGAGGCACAGCCTGAACCTGCGAAGCCACCACAACGTGCTTTAGACTGGGCAGATAAGAACCCTTGGTTTATGCAAGATAAGCGAATGACAGGCTTTGCGTACGGCGTACACGAAGAACTTGTCACAAAAGGTGTTGAACCAAATAGCGAACAGTACTACAATGAAATAGACGCTGCCATGAAGGAAGCGTTTCCGAATAAGTTTGAGGTTGATGCAGAGGAGTCTGCGCCACCCCAGCCTCAAGCGGGTAACGTGGTTGCCCCGCCGTCTCGTACGTCAAAGAAACCACGCAAGGTGAAGTTAACTCCATCCGCAGCCGCACTCGCCAAACGGCTCGGACTAACTGCAGAACAGTATGCGGCGCAATTAATGAAGGATAATGGCTAATGGCTGATAGAACTCCACGCACTACAGAAACTAGAGAAAAGACAGAACGTAGAAAAGGATGGTCAAGACCGTCTGCGTTACCGACCCCCGAACCAAGGGATGGATTACACTTCCGTTGGATTCGCACATCAACCTTGGGGAACAGTGACAATACCAATGTCTCTACTCGATTCCGTGAAGGATATACGCCAGTAAAAGCAGCAGATCATCCTGATTTAAACGTTGTGTCTGATATCGATTCCCGATTTAAAGACAACATTGAGGTAGGTGGACTGTTATTGTGCAGTATCCCTGCTGAAATCGCTGAAGAACGTATTCAAGTCCAACTTGAGCAAGCTCAACACGCACAGGATGCTGTGGATCGTAATTTCATGAGAGAGAACGACCCTCGTATGCCAGTGTTGAACCCAGAGCGTTCCACGCGAACTTCATTTGGGAAGTGACCTTCTTAGGGAGCTTCCTTGGTTAAAATTTGGTTAGGAGGAAGAGCAAATGGCTACTACAGCAGCTCCCCAAGGTCTGAAGCCGGTAAAACGTGCTGACGGCATGCCCTATGCAGGGGCAACTACTGAATACCTGATCGATCCCGCTGGCGAGGCGACCAATATATTTAACGGTCAAGTTGTCATAATCGGAACAGACGGGTATATTGCGATTAGTACCGCTTCAGGTGCTGACGCAACAACAAACAACTTAGGCGGTAATGGCATTGGTGCTATTGGTGTTTTCGTTGGTTGTGAGTATGAGAATGACCAAGGTCAGACTGTACACTCAAACTATTACCCATCAGGTAAGACAAACGCGAAAGCGTATGTCGTTGATGATCCAAATGTATTATTTCAGGCACAGGCAGATGCGGTTATGGCTCAATCTGACCTAGGCATGTGTACTACA